TCTCATAGTCATCGGAGTTTCCTGTCTGTGCTACCAAATTTTCTCCTGCTTCTTGTGGTGTTTTAGCAGACGATATTAAAGATAATACACCTGTTCCTATTGCTGCAGCATTTCCTAATTTTATTTTACCTGATGGATCAGCTAACAAAGAGCCTTTTAATAAATTAAAATTACCACCTTTACCTAATATACCTTGTGATGCTTTTTCAACTATATTTTGACCACCTAAACCATCTCCCATTACATATCCTCTAACATCAAGAGATGGGTCGGAAAGAAGCTTTCTAGTTGGTCCTTCTCTTTCCATAAAATTTATTTCTTTTGGTGAACCAACTGCTATTTCTCTTAAATTTCTTTCCATACCTGGTATTGTAAAATCACCAACACGTTGAGCTATACCTCTACCCATATCTGTTTTACTAAAAAATGTAGGAGCAGCAGTTAACGCTAAATCCATAGGACTAATTCTACCTGTTTGTTTTGCCGTACCTAATAAGTATGCTGCTTCTCTATACCCTGGTGGTAAGAAAGGTGCAGCTGTTCTCATAATACCTGCTATCTCTTTTGGTACTATTTTTTTAGCTACCTTAGTTATAGGTTTAGTTACTTTCCCAGTAAGTTTTTTAACAAAGCTTCCTAGTCCGTATAATTGTCTTGGTGTTTGCATTCTACTTATTGCCATTATGTTTCTATACTTGTTGCTACTTGTTTAAGGTTAAGATCGTTAATAATTTCTTGTAAATCTTTTTGTAATTGATTTTTTTGATCTTCACTTAAAAATTCATAAGCATCAGATTTTTGAAGAGCTTCTATTTTATCTTTTTGTTCGTTTAATTTAGTTGTTACTGGATCTTGTAATCCTCCAGTACGCGTAATCATATTTCTAAATTCAGGAGCAACATCACTATTAAAATTAAAATTATTTGGTAAAGAAGATATTTTAAAACTACCGTCACCTTCCAAACCTTTTTCTTCTGTAGGAATTCTATCATCACCTGTTGGATTTCCTAAATCTATCATATCTATAATGCCACTTTTATTTTGAGGCACATTAGGCATTGTTAGACCCGCCATTCCATAATCTCTAGGCTCTAATTTTCTTTCACTTAACATATCTGATAAAACGGACGCATCTATTTTATTAGGTGATATAGTTGATTGATTCATTTTTGTATTAAAATAGTCCATTAAAGTTTTAGAGTTTGCAAAATCTGTTCCTCGAATTTTTTGATTTAAAGCATCTATACCTTGTTTTAATTTTCCACCTCCACCTGTTAAAAAATTAAAACCAGGTATTGCTAAACCAAGTAAAGTTTTAAACAAACCAGCAAGTCCTGCTCCTCTATAAGTTGGACTCATTCTAGCACCACCTTGATATGGTACAAATCTTGTACCTTGTTGTTCGGCTGCTATTCTATTATTTCTATTTAAAGTATCAATAAATTCTTGTTGAGAGTCTCTGCCTCTATCACCTGATACAAAAACATCAGTGCCTTTTGGACCAGCACCCTTAACAGCACCTGTTTGAGTTTGTGTTGCTGAATATTGTTGTCGACTTTCATTTCCTGAAAAAGGACTAGATCTAGGAGCGGATGTTGCTGGAGCAGAAGATCTGTCATATTCTCTACCTACAGCACCTGCCACTCTAAAATTTTTTCTAGGTTTGTTGTATAATGCTTTATCTATGGCCATTTTACTATTCTATTTTGTTTTTCCAAATAAATCAAGACTTGGCATTATAACATTTACGTCTTGAGCCATGTCTTCTTCCTTATAACCTTTAGCTTCCCAATCTTTTCTCTCCTTAAAAAGCTCCCCTGTTTCCTTGTGTCTATATGTTGTCTCTACTTTTGCTGGTTTTAATACTTCCATTATGTTGTTACCTCTTTTTTAATGTTTAGATAACTAATCGCCACATCAAATGAACTTGTGTTACTTGATTGTACGGTTAGGGTATTACCACCTTCAACCACCAAAGGTTGAGTTAATAATTCTGTTGTAGTATTGGCAGTCAAAGCTGCTGATTTTATGGCTGTAATACTGTTGTTAGTAACTGTCACTGTGGGTGTACCTTCTGATGTTACTAAAATAGATTTAATTACATACGTTTCACTTACCAAAGGATTGCCTGTTCCAAAAGGATTTATAGCACTTCCTGATGTGCTATTATCAGTGCCTACAAATTTAAATTGATTAGCCATTAGTTAATAAAAAAGTTAAACGCTTCAATTTCATCCTTTAATTCTTCTTGAAACGTTGAGTTTAATTTTTCTACAATCGCATCAAGATCTCTTACTTGAGCTTCTGCTGTTTGTACATCATACTCTCTTGATGGTCTAGTTATAACTTGTGCTATTTTTGCCATTATCTACGTCCATCTGGTTGTGTATCTAATCTAAATGTTCCTAGTTTCCAACTTTGACTTGATGCTGTATTTTCTACTTTTAATGCAATAGCTCTAGCTCTTGCACGTGTATCAACTTTTTGTGTAGATGTTGTAATGTCAAAAGGTCCAAGAGAAGAACTTGCAGCTGTGTCGTTTGGAAAATCTCTTAAATTTAATGTAATTCTAGTAGTCCCTGTTTGTGATATAAAGTCTGGTATAAATCTTCTTATTTTCATTAAAAACTCACCATCTCCTCTAAATGTTGCAACACCAGTTTGTTGACCTTGTGATGTTCTTTGTGCTGTAATATCAAAATCTCCTGATAATATATTTGCTGTTATAGCTGTAATTGTACCATTTCTATTTTGATCAGTCCCTGTTTCGTGTTCATAGTAACTTGTTCTGCCCTCTGTATTTCCTATAACATCAAAAGAAGTGTCCGTGCTTGCATCGTATTCTAGTGCATGTGGTAAACCAAATACAGCAGAGTCACGCCACATTGTTCTAGCCAAACTACCGACTGTCCACACTGGTCTTTGTGGTGATGAATCAAAATAGTTATAAGCAACCATTCTATTTACAACGCTAGATCCTGTTTCCGGATAAAACCATATAACTTCACCAAACAAATTATTTAATCCAGCTGACACCATTTGATTACCCGACGCTAAATTTATACTATCAAAAACAAAATCTTCTACCAAACATGGTAATGATTCTAGTCTACCAGCATATCTAAAGAAACCATTCT